TTTGATTGGTCGGAATTATCACGCAGTGGCCTATATTCCATGTTCTATTCACTTCACGGTGAAATAGTGGGACGAGAGCTAAGCCCCAGTCAGATTCAAAAACGCATTGTAAGGCATGTGAAGCAGTACTTGCCAGTAAAGGTGAAAAAGTGCATATATGCGCCAACCACTAATGGCTATGTGTTCATGGGCGGTTGTTATTACAGTCATCTTGATAAAATTAATCAACCTGCTATAGAAGTCAATTTCAACTATAATCCTGCAGATACCAAATTGAAGCTCACTCACTATCGTTGGCGCCGCATGAGCACACGATTTGCCGATGTAGTGTTGCATGAAATCATACACATGCGACAGTTTCGTGCAAGAGAATTCAAGAGTCTGCCAGGCTATCAGAGCACAGCACTTTTGAGCAAGGAACGCAAACAGCAGGAATACTACGGTGACACAGACGAAATGGGTGCGCATGCATTTAATTGCGCTTGCGAATTAATTGATCGATTTGGGTATGATCCCCAAGCTATCGGACACTACTTGGACAGTGATTTATGTGCTAGGCACAAAAACGGCACTTGGTGTTACTATTTAAAAACATTTGATTGGGATCACAATCATGCCATAGTGCGCAGAATGAGGAATCTCATAATGCGTCAACTTGAAAATGCCTACATAGGCAAACCATTTAGAACCAATACTCACTTGACATACTAGTAGAATCTCTGTACAATTAGCACTTACACAGTAACTAGTTGGAGTACATATGAGCATTTGCGCCAGTCATATCTGGAGTTTGGAAAGCCATTCCAGTCGTTTAGACAAAGAAGCCATTATCCTAGCCATTGCTGAAGAAGGCAATAAAGAATTCTTTGAAGGTTGTCGTCTTGCGCTAGATCCAATGATTACTTTTGGACTCAAACAGATACCTGAGAAAACAGATGCGGATGGTGCTGGCTTGCCTTGGGACAGTTTTACTCTCGCTCTAACTGGATTTGTATCTCGCAATGTTACAGGCAACACAGCTCGCGATATGATTGCCGCCATGATGAAGTCAGCAACCAAGGCAGAGTGGAATGGTTGGTATCGGAGAATTTTAATCAAAGACTTGCGTTGCGGTACTAGTGAAAAAACAATCAACAAAGTGGTGGAGAAGAAGTATGCTGACTATGCTATTCCTGTATTCGGTTGTCAGCTTGCTCACGATAGTGCTAATCATGAGAGCAAGATATCGGGCAAGAAACTTATCGAAGTTAAACTCGATGGAGTTAGAGTTATTACTATTGTACATAGTGATGGTAGGGTGGATATGTTCAGTCGCAATGGTAAAGAACTGGCGAATTTTCCTCACATAGCACAACAGATTTCAAACGTTATGCAACTAAAAGGTTCCAGCAACAGCATGGATGTGGTGTTAGACGGTGAGATCATGAGCTCTAGTTTTCAGGACTTGATGAAGCAGGTGCATCGCAAGGACAATGTGGAAGCTGGAGATGCTGTTCTCAATCTGTTCGATGTGTTGCCGTTGGAACACTTTGAAAAAGGTATTTACGATAAAGATCAAACCACTCGTAGTAGCATGGTCAAGTTCTGGGTCGAAACCAATCAGGCCTTGTTGCCCAATGTAACTTATGTGGCCAATGAGCTGGTAGACTTGGATACACAGGAAGGTCAAGCTCGTTACAAAACAATCAATGCCCTAGCTATTGAAGGTGGTTACGAAGGCATCATGCTGAAGGATCCCGCGGCTGGTTATGAATGCAAGCGCAGTGTGGCATGGCTCAAACTCAAACCATTCATTGAAGTAAGCCTAACAGTGGTTGCCACTGAAGAAGGCACTGGCAAGAATGTGGGTAAAATGGGTGCCTTGGTATGTGAAGGCATAGACGATGGCAAGCTCATTCGCGTGAATGTGGGTTCGGGTTTTAGTGATCTTCAGCGTGAAGAATTCTGGTCATGTAGGGCAGACGGGCATGTGGTAGAAGTTCGTGCTGATGCAGTGACCCAAAATCAAGACGGCACATACAGCTTGAGATTTCCTAGATTTAAATCGTTTAGAGGATTTGCTACAGGTGAGAAAATTTAGTTGTGTAAAAGCTGACGGAGGTGTAAGTTTTCATTATGTAGTCTCATGAGGGCATGATAGCTATAAGTAGTATAAACTCAGCAAGAGATTTTTAAACATGATATATTGTAATCATTACTGAAGGAAATAATATGAGAAGTAGTTATTGGTCATGCACAGCATTTGCAGACTGGATACGGGGCACGAAAAAATTACCCGCGGGCACTAGCGAAGAATGGGACGAGTGGAATACTTTGGCTCAGATGCGGCACAGCTTTCGCTATTGGCTAGCTGAAGAAGCTTTGGATGCAGTACAAAATTTTGTAAACTGGCCCATGGACAAATTGCATGATGTTAGATACTACATCAACAATCGTTGGGTTAGTCGCAGTCATGCTCTTACAGCTCATCCCCGTGACATTAAGCCTGGTCAATGGCAAGATGTTGGGAATCGATTTCTTTTCTGCATGTTCAACGAGTTGGTGGATTTTGTTGAGATCGAGCAGGCATGGCATCACTGCATGTGGGACGACGATGCCAAAACAAAATTCAATGTGCCTTGGTGGCGTAGTGGCTGGTTGCGCTGGCGTACTTGGCGTAATGCCGAAGCTGGTATGGAGTATTTGACTTGGGCAAGCGGACTAGTTGTTGATAAGGACATGGGTGCTGAGCCAGACGAGAAAGGCTATGGTGAACCCACATACCAAGCCAAAAGTTCTAAAGAAATCATTGAACTTTACACTTGGTGGACCACAACATACCGCAATCGCCCCGACCCTTACGAAGCTAGTGGCTGGACTGCGGCATGTGAAGCGAGTCGTGTTGCCAACGGTGGCCGCCTGCATTTTGGCACTGAAAAAGATCCTAATATCAAAAAGGCCAGTGACAAGGCACACAAGCTACTTCAAAAGATTGAAAAAACCTACGAAGATGAAGATGAAGCTATGATGATTCGTCTTATTAAAATAAGACAGAGTCTGTGGACCTGATCTGTGATGCAAGACAAAAACAAGATAATACAGATTCAAGACATAACTGATAGGATCAGTTCCACATTTTGTCTGGCAAAATGGCATCATACTACCATTTATCTCCAGTCAGGGGAAACCCACAGTTGCTATCATCCAGCACCACACAAGATACCCCTAGACGAAATACGCATAAATCCCAGTGCGCTACACAACACCAAGGAGAAAAAATTACAAAGGCTTGAAATGTTGAATGGTGGCCAACCAACAGGTTGTGCATATTGTTGGAACATAGAAGCCATGGGTCCAGACTACATCAGCGATCGCCAAGAGCGAAATGCTAGTATATATAACCCTAAACGTTTGCAACAAATAGAACTGGAAGGACCGGATTACAATGTTAATCCTGAGTATATAGAAGTCAGCTTTGGCAATGAATGCAATTTCAAATGTGGCTACTGCCATCCCAAAGCCAGCAGCAGTTACTACAAAGAAATAAAAACCCATGGGGCTTATCCCGTAAAGAACCATGGATTTGGAGTGGATGATCTTGTTCTCTACGAAGAAGAAAATAATCCATATGTTAAAGCCTGGTGGCAGTGGTGGCCAGATGTCAGCAAGACACTTAACATTTTGCGCGTCACAGGCGGTGAGCCTTTGCTACAGGCCAGCACATGGCGTCTGTTGGAGGATCTTGAAATCAATCCGTTGCCAAACCTAGAATTGAATATCAACAGCAATCTCGGAGTCAAACCCGTATTGATAGACAGATTGGTAGAAAGGGTAAACAGTTTGTTGGCCAGTAAAAAGATCAGGGCATTCAAAATTTTTACCAGCATGGATACTTGGGGTTCCGCTGCTGAATACATAAGATATGGTTTGAATCTTGAGGTATGGGAGCGCAACTTTGACACCTATTTGACCAAGACAAATCAACCCCTTACATTTATGGTTACCTTCAATGCACTCACTGTGACTAATTTCCATCTACTACTTGCCAAGATATTGGAATGGAGACTAAAATACAACAGTCACAATCAAACAAAATGGCAACGAGTAAGATTTGATGTGCCACATTTAAAGGAACCTTTACAATACGATATTAACATACTGCCCAAGGAAGAATTTATGCCATATATGCATTCTCACATGCAATTCATATCGGACAATGTTGATGATTTAAACAACACTAAATTTAGTCAAATGGAACATGATAAATTCAGCCGCATAGTTAGGTACATGGAAACCACAAACTACAGTGATCAAAAATTACAGGAAGGCCGTAGAGATTTTTATCTATGGTTCAAGGAATATGATAAACGAAAAAATATCAACTTCGTCTCAACATTTCCTGAGCTGGAAAAGTTCTATAAGGAATGCCATGAATTGGTATAAATTTGATACATATTTGCCTAACATAGGCCTTGAACTGTGGACGGATGCAACTATATGGCTAAATGATATCAATAAAAAACCCAACTGGATCGAGACACCTGTAAAGTTTTCAGAAATCTTTGTAAAACGAAACAAAAAAACACTGTTGATTGTTGTAGGAGAAAGCTGGGCCTACGGCGAAACACTTCCAAATATTGCCACAGCCTTAAACCAATACAGTTTGCTGACCCAACTGAGCCTAGGATTGGGATCAAGGATGGCCTTGATGTTGGATGCAGATCTCTATCAGTATGCAGTACCAGGAAACTGCAACATGTATATGTTTTCAGAATTAGAAAGAATGCTATCTCATGCCAGCACCTTTGATTATGACAAGATATATGTAAGTGTTCAAATGACTGAGCCTGGTAGAGAGATGGCAATATCAAATATTATTGAAGATACGGGCCATCCCCTTAGTGCATTGTATAACCGTAACCAGCAGTATGAAATACAAGACTGGCTGAGATCCTACGACGAGATATTTTTTGATATCTATCATAACACATTACAAAAATTTAATTTGAATATGGATGCCACATTGTGGAAAAACTTTTGTCGAACAGTTACACCAAAAAGAAATTATGCATTCAAAATCGAGGAAACCAGTTGGATTCAATATTCAGGAAAAGTATTAAGCCGCAATGTAGAAATGCCTGATTTCTATTCCATAGGCTGGTTTGCGAGGTTTCAAGAAGAATATAATGTTGCAGTTGATATTGGTTATGCCAACTCACAATTGAATATAATCAACGAGTGCAATGACTTTATCAAAACCAATGCGTTACACAACAACCATCCCAATCAATATGGTCACCTGTTGTGGGCGCAATACTTATGTAGATCAGCAGGGTGGCGCAATGACCTCTGAAACCTTTTGCATACTGCCTTGGATACACATGTATGCCAATGCTGATGGCAGTGTGTTACCCTGCTGTATAGCCGAGCATCATCAGCACATGGGTAATACGCAAAAAAACAGCATCAAGGAAATATGGAACAGCTCTACTTACAAACAACTCCGCACTGACATGCTGTCAGGCCAACGAGCCACGCAGTGTTCCGCATGTTATAGATCAGAGGATCAAGGCAGTGCAAGTTACAGAACTTCTGTTAATCAACAGTTTGCTGAATTTTTGCCTTACGCCAAGGATACCAATCCTGATGGATCTCTGGATTACATGAATCTTCACTACTTTGATGTAAGGTGGAGCAACATTTGTAATTTTAAGTGTCGTACCTGTTCTAGCACCTACAGCTCAAGCTGGGCAAAAGAAGATGGCAAGAAAGAAATCTTTATATATGCTGGTGGTGAAAGCAACGACAAGTTGTACAATGAATTCATGCCGCATTTCAAAAACATGAAAGAGATATATTTTGCCGGTGGCGAGCCCTTGCTGACTGAACAGCATTACCAAATACTCGATCATCTTATATCTATAGGCAAGACTGATGTTAAATTGCGATACAATACCAATCTCAGCAAGCTAAACTACAAGCAAACATCAGTGCTGGACTACTGGACACAGTTCAAAAATGTGACCGTGTTTGCAAGTTTGGACAGTTGGGGTGGAAGAGCCGAGTACATTCGTGAAGGCACAGATTGGACAGTAATAGAAAAAAATATTAAAACGATTAAGACCCAGGTGCCCAATGTGATACTGGGCGTGAGCAGCGTGATTTCGGTGTTCAACATTGCCACAGTAAAATCTTTTTTAGACACTTTGATAGAATTACTGGATGCTAAATTTACATTCAGTTGCTATAATATAATTAATCCCGACTACTATAGCATGCAGGTGTTACCCAATCACATGAAAAAACAAATACTGGATGACTTACGGCAAACCACATGGCCCGCTAGATATCAAGACAGCATCAACAGCATGATAACCAATCTAGAAAATTCACAATTTGATGCTGATCTTCATGCAAAATTTGTTGCCAAGACAAATCAGTATGACACCTTGCGCCATAGAAAATTTACGGAAGTTTTTCCCGAACTAAAACAATTGATACCATGAAATGCTATTTTGACAACGCCAATATAAACGAAGCCAATATGTCCCACCTTAAAACTGGACCCAATGGTGAATCTTTTTGGCTGATACCAGAAGGTACAAATTTAAAAAAACAATTGGTACTAGCTGGAATAAAGATAGATACTTTGGATAATCTCACAGAGTCAGGATGCTATTTCATAGAAGTAAATGGTGATCCTATATGGTGGACTGGCATAGATTTTTCTTCCAGCTTGCCTCGCAATCATGTACTGAGAGAAATTCCAATCCATGTACTGGATTTAGCAAGATGTAAAAAACTTAGACTGGTGATAGCAGCAGATAGAGAGGGTGGTGGCTTTATATACAATAATAAAAATGCATTTGCAGAAACCACTAGAGCCATGCAAGACTTAGGCCTTCCGGTGGACTCAGTTCTGATAGTGCAAGGAAACTACAAAATACAAGAGCAATACGGTGCCTGGCTTATAGAGTCGGGCAGTCCCAAACTGTTTTCAGTTAAACACATGATACACTTTGATCGTATCTTTTTTCATAAAGATGTATTTCCAGCAGATCCAATCATTAATCAATCCCTTGCTAATCCAGAAGTTACCGCATTCAACAGTCTCAATAGGGTGTCAAGACCGCACAGATTGGCACACTTGTACATGCTGGCCAGAGACCAACTATTGGATTCGGGAATGGTGAGTTGCAACGAACTAAACTGCGGCCAAGCGGATCCACTTGAAATTTTAAGTTTGATAAATGATAAAACTACCAGAGCATGCGCTAATTACTTGATATCAGATTTTGACAACTATATGAGACAGCATTTTCCTAGACATGTGGACGGCGATTGGGCACAGATAAATGCTGCCAACACCGTGCATGAAAGTGTGTTCAAAAACTCTCTATTAAGTTTTGTGTCCGAAACCAAATTTCAAAGCAATAAAGAAAATGTAGTGTTTATCACAGAAAAAATATTCAAATGCCTAGCTTATGGTCATCCCATGATACTGCTGGCATCTGCTCATACCCTAAGAGCCTTGGAACAACTGGGATTCAGGATCGATTATTGCAGTATAAATCCCTATTACAATGACATCGAGAACGACATTGAAAGATTCTATGCCACATACAGTGAATTGGTAAGCTGGATACAATTATCTAAAGAAGAAAAGATTAGAAGAATAAAGAACAGCATGCCCACTATCATGCACAATTTTTACTTGTGTAGAAAAATCAATTTCTATCACACAGGCTTACGCGACATCATGACCTGCTCTGAGGAGTATTTAAATGCTTGACTTTGCAAAGTACAAAAGATTCTTTGCCTTTGGTTGCAGTATGACATCATATGGATGGCCCACTTGGGCTGATATCATAGCACAAGAAATTCCTGAGTATCATAACTATGCACAGTCGGGTGGCGGCAATCTTTTTATCAGTTGTCAAGTTACTGAAGCGGACTTGAAACACAATTTCACAGATGGCGATTTGATCATGATCATGTGGAGCTCTGTAGCTAGAGAGGATCGGCATGTGAAAGGCAATTGGTTGACTCCGGGCAACATATACACACAGGGATTCTATGATGATAAATTTGTAACGGATTTTGCTGATGAGGTAGGATATCTTTTGAGAGACATCAATCTCATTACCTTGATCAAGCAATATCTACAAACCAAGTCATGTGATTATTACATGTTGAACATGAGCCCTTTCACGATCACTAGTACAGACAACATAAGTCAAATGAAATATCGCATGATTTGTGCAACTTATAAATCAACATTTGACAGTATCTTGCCAGATCTTTTGACATTAGGCATGAATGGCAAGTGGCCTCAACATCCCATAACAAAAAAAGGACATCAGTCAGCTGACTACCATCCAAGCCCAATACAGCATTTTGGTTATTTGCAAAAACTATTTCCTAAAACAGTTTGGTCCAATCACACCATGCAGTTTTTGGAACATGAACAAGAGATCATGGAAGCTATAGTAGAATTCGATGACATGCTGTTCAGAGTCAATAACAATCGCATATGAAAATAGTCAACAAGTTGTTTCCTGTTATCAACAGCTATGATCCTAATAACCCTAGATTAGAATGGTCAAGCATTTCCACTGCGGCGATTTGCATGTTGCAAGACGCTACCTATATAGAATTACGAGGTTGGTATTGTATGTTCTCATGTCAGCACAGTTTTAAACTGTATGACATACTTGATCTCATAGACGAAGATAGTTTGCAACTAATCCTTGAAAAGAAACTTTTCCTAGTTTTGGACAATGCATTGGAACCATTTGTCAAGTCTATAGATTCTATCTATCTCCACATTGTCATTAAAGCAGGAATACCAGCATCACAAATTATACTACTGACCAATATGCATGATGCTGGTACATACAGTAGACAACTGGCACAGCGGTTATCGCAACAGGCAATACTTATTTTTTGGTACAGACTGTTTGAATCTGATCTTCAAAACTCCGTGAATTATGTATATAAAAAAAACCTACCTAAAACACTTACAATTAAAGATTATCCCAAAAAATACCTAAGCCTAAACAGACGATGGAGATTGCATCGGCCTTTCCTAATCACTCTACTGCATGGTCGCGAGTTATTAGATAAAGGTCATGTTAGCTTTGGGCCATGTGATACTAATGATGTATGGCACACTAGATGGCCTGAACTAATGCATTGTTTTAGAAATCAGCCCGATATTATTGATTTACTTACACAATATTCCAGTGTAACAAATTTACCACCCATGTATTTGGACACTGATCAACTTTACATAAATCGCGCAGAAGCCACTGCTGATACAAATATATTCTATGAAAATAGTTATTTTAGTGTGATTTCCGAAACTACTTTTTTTACAAAAGATTGGTATGACTCTGCTAGATTTCTAAGTGAGAAAGCGTTTAAGCCAATTGCTATGCGCCATCCTTTTCTACTTGTGAGCGTTCCGCGTAGTTTGGAAATTTACAAGGCCATGGGTTATAAAACTTTTTCTCCCATAATAGATGAAAGTTATGATTTGGAAACAAATGACGGTAAAAGAATGTTGATGATAGTCAAAGAGATCAGGAGACTTTGTGATTTGCAGGAAAATGAATTGTTTGAGTTCATACAACATGCTAGAGAAATCTGCGAACACAATTTTCAAACACTCATGAGAAAAAAAACCTTTGTGTCGGAAATCTAATGACCTATCAAACAGGCGATGACAAACATCTCAACACGCTGCAGGCCATAGCTCAGTATGCCAAGCCAGTAGAGCAAAGAAATACCACTTTGGTTGAAATGGAGTGTGCTGACAGACACACCAGACTCATGCTGGTGCTGTTGCCTCAATGGGCGGCTGAATTTCCGCCCTTTAATCTTTGTAGATTGTCGGCTGTGGCCAAACAGGCAGGATACACCAGTCGTGTGTTGGATGCCAATATCAAGGCTTATAGATATTATGATAAAAATTTCAAAAATAAATTGTCTTACAAACTGTGGGATCCTACCACTATTTGGCGCTGGTGCGACAATAACTATCAAGAACTGCATGGACATTTCAAGCCTTTCCTTGAACAAACACTTGAAGACATCATAGAGTATGCTCCTGATTTGGTTGGTTTTAGTATCTATCAAATGAATGAAGAACCTACCAAATGGATGGTACAGCAATTGAAAGCCAGACTTCCGCATGTTAAAATTGCCGTGGGAGGGCCAAATGTGCAAAAGGGCTATTTCATTAAGGAGTCCTATTATGACTATGTGGTAAGTGGAGAAGGCGAAGAGGCTATCCTTAGGATACTTGAAGAAGTGGAGAAAAATATTGCACATCTCAATCAACAGTATATTACACAACCAGAAGATCAAAGACTCAACTTAAACAAATTTCCCATGCCTGACTTTGATCATATTGATTTTAATGAATACAAGATTCCCAATGGAGTTACCACTGAGCTCAGCAGAGGATGCATAGCCAAATGCACTTTTTGTGAGGAAACGCACTTTTGGAAGTATAGACAGCGCATGGCCGTAGATGCGTTGACCGAAGTAGAATATCTCTATAACAACAAGGGCACACGAGTGTTTTGGTTCATTGACAGTTTGGTTAATGGCAATCTCAAAGAACTAAGGGCATTTGCCAAAGGTATCATTGCCAAAGGATTACAAATCAAATGGACTGGTTATGCTAGATGTGATGGCAGAATGAATCTGGAGTACATGCAAGATCTAGCAAACAGCGGATGTGTGTATCTCAATTATGGTTGTGAATCCGGTAGCCAAAAAGTGTTGGACCACATGGCCAAAGGTGTAACCATAAGTGAAATGGAGCAAAACTTTAGAGATGGTAACAGCGTGGGCATACAAGCCGCAACCAATTGGATTGTGGCCTTTCCAACGGAAACTGGGCAAGATTATGCAGATACCATGACATTTCTTTGGCGCAATAGAGACATGAATATCAGCAACATGAGCACTGGTATTGGATTCGGGCAAGGCCCAGAAACCATTACAGGACAAAATCCTGACAAGTTCAATCTCAGCTATCAAAAATATCTAGGACACTGGATCACAAAGGATTTCAGCATGGGAGGTTCACACACACTCATGCGTGTCAAGATGATGAGTATCTACTTGGATCAGATAATAGGGGACAGGAAAATTTCTTACCCCAATAGGCCCAATCTCAAAAAAATGCACTACTGGATTAAGTATGACGACGAGGTAAACCACGATGTGGAATATGAGCAATTTGATTACAAAATTATAGAAAGTGACATCAATCCCTATGCTGACAGTTTGATTAACGAAATTTGGCCCTTGTTGCGCATGCTGTGGCGTACAAGAGGCGGATATCAAACTGAAATAAAATTTGATCCTGATCTAGACACACAAGAATTTGGCAACCAATACGGCAGTGGAAAATACACAGCTAAATTTAAATTTGCAATAAACGCACAAGGGCACTGGCATGCTGACTTCTCTTGGAAATTTTTGCAGACATATAACTACGAGCCCTACAAAGAAGAACACAGACAGGGTGCTTTTTTTGCTCAGGACTTCAGCAACATGACCAGTAATGCAGCAACCAGAGCAAGACAGTTAGCGAAACCTAAGTGGGGGATTGCCGGCAGAACTGACAAGGATTATGCAGATTTGTTCGATGAAGAAACCCAATTGAATCAAGATATAGATTGGTCGTTTGAAAAAAACTGGAAGGGCCAGGGCAACTGGTGCGACCAGCATAAGTATATCGTTGGTGTGTCCAATATCGTGGCACCAAAAGAATTTCCAATCACATTTAAATACAAGCATGAATTACAATAGGTATTTCAATTTTGGATGCAGCTGGACCAAATATTATTGGCCCACTTGGGCAGATATTATTGCCTTGGCCACAGACCGCCCAGTATACAATCTCGGCAAGCCAGGCATGGGTAACATGGGCATACTATGCCGTTTAGCTGAATTTGATGCACTTTATAAATTCACAGAACATGATGCCATAATAGTACAGTGGTCCAGCTGGACTAGAGAAGACCGCTGGCTAGATCAATGGAGATGTTATGGCAATGTGTTCAATAACCCTTTTTATGATGCAGATTTTAAGAAAAAATATTGGAGTTGGGAGAACGACATTATAAAAAATTCCACCGCTATACTCACAGCCAATAAAGCATATCCTATTGCGTATCAATTCAACATGTTAAACTATCTCGATATAGAAACTGACAACAGTGCTGATGAAATAAAAATGAAAAATCCAGTGGCCAACTACTGGTTGCCTCAACTGCCCTTGCTAGATTTATGGCCAATAGAATCAAATTCACATTTCTTTGACAAATGTGCAGATGGTCATCCTGATATTGCAAATCATTTGCACTTTTTCGACAACCACATAGATACAAAATTTGATCTTGACCTAGGTAGCAGCAGAGCCATGTTGCATAGATTGCAACTGGAAATTAGTAACAATGTGAACAAAAACATGGAATATTTTGCCATGCAATCTTCTATTATCAACACAGTAAGGTCCTACATGCCCCACTGGAATTTTGAACATGCTGGTATGTAGATGACCTCAATAAACCCAGACAATGACATTGTGCGTTTTATCAACAATGATCCCTTCTCTGCGGCAAAACAAGTTGTGCCGCATGCTCTCATAGTAGAGTGCTATTTCGATATAGATGATGTCCAACTGCTACTATTGGCCGATAAATTTTATCATGAAATGACCCGCCAGGCAAGATACTGCATACTTTTTGACATACACGGCGAAGGGTTGCCCTATCATATTTTCAGAGCTGTGCATCAAGTTATATGTCCAGTTTTGAAAGAAAAATATAACTTTGATAGTGTGTATCTGTTGACAGGCCTGCACCCTATTAAAGAAAATGCCAAAATGTATTTGCAACACTGTAAAGCATTTGATGTTGCTCCGCTGGCTAATATCATATTTTCAAACTCATATGAAAACGGTAACAGTCATATTGGCGATATTCAAGCAAAAATCCACACAAATGCTGTTCTGAAAAATAAAAAATTTCTCTGCTGGAATCGAAATCCCAGGCCGCATAGATTGGCATTGTTCTCTCAAATACTCCAAAAGGATTTGTTAAAATATTCCTATTACTCATTTTATGGCTTTGGTGCAAATATAATCGATGAAGTTAACAGTGATCTATTAAGTGAAGTTGAACCTATAAGACACAAAGATATTGCGGCAACTATACTAGATAGTGGATTGTTGCCACTGAAACTGGTTTCAAATCTCACTGAATCGTTGGGTTGTTTGCAGCGTTTTGATATTCCACTCATAAATGATGTTTATTTTACTGTAGTTACAGAAACCAATTTTTATAAAGACATTAAGCCAAATACAAATTGTTCATTGGATTCTTTTTTCTTTACGGAAAAAATATTCAAAGCCATTGCATCAAAAAGGCCTTTTGTCATAGTAACTAGACCTTACTCGTTGCACATATTGAACCAATTGGGATACAAAACATTCCATCCTTGGATAAATGAAACTTATGATTCTATAGATGACGACTATGCACGAATGGATTTTATCACTGATGAAATAGATAGACTTTGCAGATTGAGTGACCATGATTGGATCTTGTTCCAAGAAGCCACATTTCACATAGCCATACACAACTACAATTTGCTTGCAAATAGCAAAGTCATTACTAAAAATTTACAAGACATTTTATCTAGTGATAATTAACTTAACAAGAGGTTAAAAAATGAAAGTTGCAATGATAGGATGTGGCAAATTGGGACTGCCCTGTGCCGAAGTGATGGCCAAGCATTATGATGTTTGCGGATATGATACGGTTAAATGCCCTGATGCTGAAATTACACTGCTTGACTCCATTAAGGATGCCATAACAGGCAGACATTTAATTTTTGTTGCTGTGCCCACGCCCCATGATCCCCAATATGGTGGAGGACGACCCATAGCAAACCTTCCACCCAAGGACTTTGATTACAGTATTGTGCAACAGGTATTGACAGAAATCAATCAGCATGCTGATCACACGCAGTTGGTGGTGCTAATCAGCACAGTATTGCCGGGAACAGTGAGAGCGCATTTGCGTCCTTGCATCACCAACGCTCGGTTCATCTACAATCCCTATTTGATTGCCATGGGCTCAGTGAAATGGGACATGGTTAATCCAGAGTGTTTGATTGTGGGCACAGAAGATGGCAGTGATACAGGCGATGCCCAAATGCTGGTTGACTTTTACCAACCCATAATGCAAAACAATCCCAATATCAATATAGGCACTTGGGACGAAGCAGAATGCATCAAGGTGTTTTACAACACATTTATCAGTGCAAAAATTGGATTGGTAAACATGATACAGGATGTAGCAGAAAAAAATGGCAACATTGATGTTGATGTGGTAACAGATGCACTGAAAGCCGCTACACAACGCATCACTGGTCCACGATATCTCACAGCGGGCATGGGCGATGCAGGTGCTTGTCATCCCCGCGACAATATTGCACTCCGGTTTCTAGCAGAGCGTTTGGATCTAGGTTATGATCTGTTTCAAACCATAATGGTCAGTAGAGACCAGCAGGCCAAGAACATGGCTAACAAACTGGTCAGTTTGGCTAAGGATCATAACTTGCCTGTAGTTATACATGGAAGAGCCTATAAACCCTATGTGGAATACACCATTGGCAGTTACAGCGAACTGGTAGGACACTTTGTTGAACAAGCTGGTGTGCCATTGACCTATGCTGATCCTCTAACGGGTGATACTGCTGTGGCAGATGCTCCGGCAATCATATTGATGGCTCACAATGCTTGTGTTACATATGCTGGCACTGGAATCGATGGCAGTTCGCAAGGCTGGTATTTTACTCCTGCTGTGGGTAGTGTTATAATGGATCCGTGGCGCACCACACCTGACATTGAAGGATGCACTGTGATACACTACGGAAATACTAGGATTAAAAAATGACTATAGTATTAGTGTCCGGAGGATTTGATCCTCTGCACAGCGGTCACATTGCATATTTCAAGGCCGCAAGAACATTGGGCGACATGTTGATTGTGGGACTAAACAGCGATGAGTGGTTAGAGCGCAAAAAGGGTCGGGCATTCATGCCTTGGCATGAACGTTTATGCATTATCAATAATCTAGCCATGGTGGATGAAGTTTACACATTCGATGATGAAGATGGATCGGCCTGCCATCTTATACAACAGGTGCGGGCTCACTATCCTGAAGATGAAATTATTTTTGCCAATGGAGGAGATCGTGCTGCCAACAACATACCGGAGATGAAAATCAAAGATATCACTTTTAAATTTGGCGTTGGTGGTAACAACAAAAAAAATTCCAGTAGTTTTATTTTGCACAACTGGACAGGAGAGCATGTCAAGAGAGATTGGGGAGAATGGCGTGTGTTGTCGCAACCAAACAACACTGTAAAAGTAAAAGAATTAATAGTACAGCCGGGACAAAAGCTCAGTATGCAACGACACAAACATAGAGATGAAACATGGTTTGTGATACAGGGTATCGCTCGTGTGCATTGGGATCTGGGACACTCTGATATAAAAACCCTTGGTACACTCAAAATACATGCATACGAATGGCATCAATTAGAAAATATTGGCACCACGCTGTTGCATGTTGTGGAAATACAACAGGGCCAAGCATGCCTAGAATCTGATATAGAGCGTGTTGACATCTAGTTCGATTGTTGCTACAATACACACATGTTAAACAAAGCAGGATCAGAAAAATGGTAAAGGTAACCAACCGCACACGGGCACCCAAGGATCACAGTCCAGTTTGGGAAGGTCACGAGTCATGGGATACGAATCAATTTTTTCGTAACTTCCACAATGCCATGGCATACTATCGTTTGGAATTCAATGGCAAAGATCTTAAACCAGCAGTGATAAAATGGATGACCAATATTGGTTGTACCAAATCTGACATTGCTGCTTTCAAAAAAACCAAAGACAGCCGTAGTGGTGTTACTATAGGATCTGTTGCCAGTTGCATGCTTAGAGGCATGCCCGCTGTTAGGGAGGATTTTAATGATGGCAAAGACACAGCCGCTTGGTTGCGCAAAGCGATTGCAGAGGTTATCGAAGCTGGAAAAAATGATATCGAAGAGCTGGAGACCAAAGAAACAAAACCTGTGCTAGCACAGCCCAGCATACAGGATCGCATGAAAGAAACTGCGGGAAAAATGGTTGAAGAAATTGAGGATGCAATTGAAAGTTTTCAAATTGATCCAGAAAATTTCAATCCCAAAGCCATTAAAATGTTGAACTTGCTCAAGGGCAAGCAGGTAAAAGCGGCTCATGCAAGAGTAATTAAAGGGTTCTACAGCAAGGATTTATCTGAGCTGGAGCTGTTGGCATCAGGCAAGGCAGATGAACAGCTACGCGAAGGATACAGTCATCGCAGCCGCAAGCAAATCAAGAACCTAATTGCGTTCTATCAAGAAATCATGATGGCTTGTGATATGTTGAGCCAAGAAGCCAAGGCAAATCGCAAACCCAAAGCTCGCAAAAGTGTGCCCAAAGAGAAGCTGGTGGCCAAGCTCAAATACAAGAAATCAGATGAACCTACCAAGTTGGTGAGCATCAACCCAACTGATGTGATTGGTGCCAAAGAACTTTGGATCTACAACACCAAAACTAGAAAGTTGGGCAAGTATGTGGCCACCGAGTTCAACGAATTGGCCATCAAGGGCACTTCGATAGTAAACTTCAATGAAAATCTCAGTGTGTGTAAGACGCTGCGCAAGCCGGAAGAAAAACTCAAGGAGTTCAAATCGGCTGGCAAGGTGCAGTTGCGCAAGTTCCTAGACGAAATAAATGCCACAGACACTAGAATGAACGGTCGTATCAACGAGGAAACGGTGCTTCTAAAAGTGCAGTAAGGTCAGAGGCTAAGTTGAGTCATGTGATAAATATTATAAAGAGACTCAACTTATGCCCACTATTCCCACCAATCAAACCAACATTGCCCAACTGTTTGTAAATCGTAACGGTAGAATTTGGTCCAACTACAGTTTGGATCTAGCTGCCGGCAATGCCTACAGCATTGATAATACACCTATACTAACTGCCAATACACTGGGTGTTACGGTTACCAACAGCAACTTGCGATCAGTTGGCACTCTCAGAAGCTTGGATGTATCTGGAGATGCGGTGTTTGGCAATTTTGCATACTTCAATAGCGAATTCAATAGATTTGGTCTTGGTACCAATGAACCCAGTTTGGCTTTAGACATTGTAGAAAACAATGTCAACATTGTGATTGGAAGTCCTAACATCAACTTGGCAACCATGGGTACTGCCAGCAATCATGCTTTGTCTATAGTGACTGATAACACCGCAAGAATCAGTATCAGCGCAGGTGGAGTAATTGATATAGGCAACAGCATAAGCCAATCTGCCGTGGTGAATATACACGGTCAATTGAATGTAACACGAATAGTTTCTGACACAAGAGTGGAAAGAAACAGCAGTTTGCAATTTGTAAGCACAGGCGATAGCACCACATATGGATTGGGTCTAGTTTGGACACAGTCTGCAAACAATACCAAACAATTGATGTTGATGCCAGGGCCTGACAGATTGTTCAGCAGTGAAAGCATTGATATTGACAACAACAAAGAATTCTACATCAACGGTATTCCTGTACTGAGTTCAAACAGTGTGGGTCCGGGAGTTATTTTCAGTAACTTGAGCACACTGGGCGTGTTGCAAAATTTAAGTGTTAGCGGCAATACTGAGTTGACAGGCAACATGGCTGTGAACGGCAAAGCCACACTCACTAGTTTGCTTGTTGGTCATGGCAGTACAGCACTATCTATCACATCCAATCACATCAACAGTGCAGGCGATGTATCTTTTTATTCACAAATGACCAACATAGTTGCACATGTCAACAACAGCATCTTGATAGGCGACAGTACCAACACAAGAAAGCCCGTGAAGATTTTTGGTCCAGTGTGCGTGAATACTCAAAATCCCAATCCTCTCATGAATCTCACTGTACCAGGTGATGTTAGCTTGGGTGGTCAGGTACAAACACACAGCAATCAAGCTCCTGTAGCAGGAGTGTATGCCAAGGGCGACATCTGCTGGAACACTGAACCAACTGTGACCAGTTATGTGGGCTGGATTTGTATAGCCAGTGGCACACCTGGGCATTGGGCCCCATTTGGTCTCATAGCGGGTCAATAAGGTTGACCTTGCACTATAAAAGTGTATAATTATATTATGCGGACTTAGACGCTCATCCCGCAATATAAACTCTGCGTGTCATTGCTTAATCAAGGAGATTACAATGGCAAAATTTTACTCAACAAAACATTACGGACACAACATTGGTCTGTCAGCGGTATTCCGTCAACCCAACGCAGAGCATTCACACTGTCACCTGCTACACGGATACAGTCTAGCTTTCACATTCACATTTGGCTGTGATCAACTAGATGACAAAAACTGGGCAGTGGACTTTGGCGGACTCAAACCACTCAAGGCCTGGCTGGAAGATCACTTTGATCACAAGCTGGCTTTGGACAAGCAGGATCCACATTTGATCAAATTCCAAGAACTGGAAGCATTGAATTTGGCTGAGATTCGAATCTTTGACGGTGTAGGTGCGGAAAAGTTTGCTGAACATGCTTTCACGTTTGCTGATGCTTTAATTAGAGAAAAGACAGGCAATCGCTGTTACTGTGTGCGAGTTGAGTGCGCAGAACATGGAGCGAACAGTGCAATTTATGAGGCTTGATGAATACTGTAGAAAAGATTTGGGCTCGGGCAACTGGGCACTTGATAGGCCACACTGATGACGATCGTCCAGATGTTCCAATCCTAACAATGAAGGAAGCCCGTTGGGCTTTATTCTTTAAAACATTTTGGGTCATAATACATGTTGTGACCTGCTGTTTTATTATTGCGGGCGTGATTAGACATTGGTAATTAGCTTATTGACATATGTCTACATCTGTGCTAAACTACAACATATTCACTAGTATTTATTGCTCCTATGAAAAGAATTGGTTATGCCTGCAAATGGTTAGATGACGCCTCAGAAGTTAGAGGCATGAAAGTCAATGCCGCTAATAGAGAGCTGAATGGTCGCAGTACCACCATGCGATGGTTGCGTGAACATCCCTTGGAAGCCGAACAACGCCAATATGATCTCATGAATCACAACACAGCTGCTGCCATTAAGCAGATTGAGCGTGTAGCCCAATTGCCGCCTGAGCGCAGAATGATGCGTATTGGTTCAGAAATGCTGAGTGGCTATACTGAAAAAGATTGGATTACATGGTGGCAACATCCAGATCAACAGCGTCATTGCGAACGCATCTTTGCCCCGGTGGGCGAGGCCGCTCGTAAGCATGATGTACGCATAAGTTTTCATCCTGGACAGTTCTGCGTACTGAGCAGTGAGAATCCCGGCATCGTGGAACGAAGCATTGAAGAATTTGAATATCATGCTGACATGGCTCGCTGGATGGGCTTTGGTCGAACATTCCAGGACATGAAGATCAACATACATATTTCAGGCAAACGCGGCCCTGACGGCATTAGAGAAACACTAAAGAAACTTAGTCCAGAAGCTCGCAACTGTATTACTATAGAGAATGACGAGATGACTTGGGGTGTTGAGAGCAGTATTGAACTAGTGAATGACTGTGCTCTTGTCCTGGACATTCACCATCACTGGATTCGCACTGGGGAGTATATTAAGCCCACGGACGACAGAGTCAAGCGCATAATTGATTCATGGCGTGGTGTACGCCCTACCATGCACTATTCGGTAAGCCGTGAAGATGTGTTGGTAGATCATCCCATTGATGTCATGCCAGATCATGCACAACTACTGGCCGCTGGTTACAAGAAACAAAAAATGCGGGCACACAGTGACTGGTATTGGAATCAACCTGTCACTGACTGGGCTCTTAGTTTCTGGGAACACTTTGACATCATGTGCGAAAGCAAAGGCAAGAACTTGAGCAGTGCCCAGGTGTACAACCGAGCAGTGGAACTTAACTTGATTTAGGTTTTTTGACAGGTACTTTCTTTGCCGCAGGTACCTTTTTGGTAGCCGGTGCTTTTTTAGTAGCCGGTACAGGTTTGCCTGGATTAGGTAAGTCTCTACAAATTTCACTTGCCAGTTTCAATTCTGCTGGCGTTGAACCAACAGGTGTTTCCATTTTATTAGGCACCGTGGTCAAGGCTTTAACTTTGGGTCCGATACCAAATAGTTTTTTAATATGATGTAACATGATTATATCTCCTGTAGAATATTTATAGGAATAAATAAGGTTATGTATAACTTTATCAAGTATGTAACGCTTCTAGAAGAACACAGTCCCAAAACTCTAGAGCAAACGCCTTTGCCCTATGCCAAGGATGCACTTGAGCCAGTTAAAAGCGAAGAAACCATTGACTATCACTATGGCACGCTGTACAAGGGCTATGTAGACCGTTACAACAAAGGTGAGGGCGATCCTGACTTCAACGAAGCTGGTGCCTTTTTACATGACATATATTTTAGGCAGTTTCATAAGCCATTGAATACAAATCATCCTGAACACATAGCTCTCAACTTTATAAACAAGCATTTTAAAAGTTTTGAAAGATTCAAGGAAAAAGTGGAAAAAACAGCCATGACCATACAGGGTTCAGGTTGGGTATATTTGGCCAGGGATGGTGCCATTAAAACCATCAAAAATCATCAAGTAAGAATGGACATAATCTTACTGATCGATTGGTGGGAGCATGCGTGGGCATTGGATTACCAAGCAGACAAAAAAGCATATCTACGCAACATATACAAGATAATCAACTGGAATTTAATAAGTTCTAGAATCGGTCGAGTGTCTTGAGGCTGCTGACCGGCATGTCCCAAACTTTCCTGGATTCCACACCCTTGCTTTGAGCAAACTTTTTGGCATCACATGATCCACACACATGATAAACGTTGTTATTCAAGCGTTTGGGATCCATGTTGCCCTTGTCACGTTTGAACACACTGTAGCAACAGTCACATTTGAAAACCAGCACTGCCTTTTTCCTCATGTAGGTGTGGTGTTTGCCATGCCTGCTGGTGCGTACGTATTGTGTTTGCTTGTATTCAGTTATTATGTACATGTAGTATTTACATTAAGGTTACAAAAAGTCTTTGATAAATACCATATCGAGGACTAATATGATCACTATCTCCACATCAGCAAAAGCAAAAATCAAAGATTTAATATACGAAGAAGGCAATCCCAACCTAGCCTTGCGTACATTTGTACAAGGTGGAGGATGCAGTGGATTCAGTTATGGATTTACCTTTGACGAAATCACCAACGAAGACGATTTTGAAATTCCGTTGGACGAATTCAAGGTGCTGATAGATGCCATGAGCATGCAGTATCTTCAAGGAGCAGAAATTGATTACAAAGAAGATTTACAAGGCAGTTCTTTCAACATAAAAAATCCCAACGCAACAACAACATGCGGCTGTGGTTCCAGCTTCGGAGTTTAACACATGACACAACAAATAATTGATACCGGCATACAAGGTAATGACGGAACTGGCGACAGCATACGCAGCAGTTTCAACAAGGTAAATCAAAACTTTACTGAACTTTATGCGATTTTTGGCGGTGGAACAATAAAATTTACCAATCTGTCAGATGCTCCTAACAAAAAAACATTCAATGTAACCGGTTACAGCACACAATACAATGTGAATAACGGTGCTGTAAATGCCACATTTACAGGATCATTGACTGGCACATATCAATCAGCTACCCTTACAATTACTCCAGGCACACTTAGCGGTGCAGTGGCTGCGGGACAACTGCTGATTTGGTCTTCCGGCCCCGACAGAACTGTGATTGTGAGCGGGTCAGGACTTACATGGACTGTGCAGGTTGCAGGCTCTGTGGCAACAACATCATTGAATGTGAGTGCCACAGTCATGAACACAGCATTTGCCAACAGTGCCGTGATAACTTTTGCTAATCTTGAACCCAACGCTACCCAAGTGGACTACTCAACTGTGAATGCATGCCCGTTTGCCAAGGGTCAAAGCATAACTGTCAACAATCTTACCGCAAATGGGTCCTTGGTATCAGCACTAAACGGCGTACAGTTGGTAACTGGTGGAACCAAGACCACAGTGATATTCAGTGCAAACATATCTCAATTCAGCACTGTGACTGCAACTGGAACTGTGTCTGACATCAATCAATACAATCCAAATCAAGTAATAATGGCTGACAATGCGGGTCAGACCCTTACAGCCAGAAATGTCATAGGCGCAGGAGGAATACAGGTTGACACTTCAAGCAATTATGATTTGGTAATTAGAAGCACCGTAAATGGCTTGATTGGCGATGGTAATCCCAAACTTAGTGCCTCTATCAATGCACGAAATGCATTCAGCATTGGAAATCTTCCTGACCCTAGCGAAAATTTGGTTCTGGCATTTAACTCTTTGCCAGGCAATGCCGCTACGCCAACAACTATAGACGGTTTGGCCATCAGTAAAGGATATGCTGACCGTCATTACATAGCCACGCAAAATGGCGTGATCGTAAATCCTTTAGTACCTAGACAACAACCTTCCACGGCGCAAATAGCCTCAGTGGGATATGACTCCACTCTGACCAGTAACTATCTAGCAGTTGAAGCCATGCAACGAAAAGATGTGGTATACCGAGGTGGAGACACCATGACTGGTGCGCTTAATCTCAGCGATCATCCCGCACCCATGGCTGGTTTTGGCACACCCAATGGCACAGGCGATTTGCAGAGTGCCACCAAGTTTTATGTGGACAACAGCACCTACTACAGTGCAGTAAATCTATATGTTAGCACTCAGGGAGATGACCTGCAGGCCAAAACCCCAATAGGGCGCGAAGGCAGTGCGTGGCAGTACGCTTACAGAACCTTGGGTGCGGCAGCGTTGGCAGCCGACAACTTGATTTCTTTATCCAGCAGTGAGCCGGGCCCTTATAGACAAACCATTACATGGACTGATACCACCACTTCCACTCAAACCAAAAGCCAAATCTACAGTGCACCTTTGAGCGGTGGCAACAGTAGCAATCAATACTATCAAGATGCATTTGACCTTCTTAGGGCGAATAGAAGCTTTATACAATATGAAACCATAGCCTACATCAACAAGAAATATGTTAATGCGTTCAGCTACAACAAGATTAGCTACACAAATATTTTGTCCAACATTGTGGCAGCTGTGGCACAAGATTTGTCACTCAGCAGTTTAGACGGTAGCAGTTTGACCACCTATAATGTTACTACACAAGCCAGTTTGTTGTACGGTGCTAGTAACAGCAATATCATTATTAATCAGCTGACACAAATTGTGGATGCAATTAACAACACCAAAAATCAGATTGTTAATTATTCCTACAACACAGTACCATTGGAAATCTATGTAGGGCAATTGATAGATGCCATGCTGTATGATCTCATATTTGGCAGCAATTATCAAAGTGTACAAGCCGCACTGGCATACACATACGCCAGTACTGGTGTGTCAATCTCAGAAATCGCCGGACTTTTGGATTCTACCACAATCAGCATGACTGCATTGACATCAGATGGAGCCACGGTTACTTTGTCATTTGCCCAACAGGTCAGCGCACCTTATGTGGTGGGCAGTTACATCATTGTGTCCGATGTGTATCCCACTGTATACAACGGCGTGTATCAAGTGACAGGATGCACCAATACCAATCTCACTTACAGCAACACTAGTGGGCTTCCATATATTCAGTTGGGCTCTATTCAGAAAAACAATATTATCAGCAACATGATAGACAACACTGGCATTTCCAGTCCATCTATTACACAGACACTGATAAGTTTGGCCAACAGCATCAGTAGCATTATCAAAACAGGCGTAGTGCCCACAGTAGTTTTGCCCAGCAATTTGACAACCAGCGACGGGCAAACCAGTGCTGCAACACTGCTGTTTAACAATGTGAACTTTATACAAAGTGAACTAATTGGATTCATAACCAGCAATTTTCCCACGACCACATATGATCATGCTAGTTTTCAAACTGATTTCAAGTATGCGGTGTACAGTTTGATATATGATATGATGTATGGAGGCAATAGCCAAACCATAAGTACCGCGCTAAAACACTGGGTGCCCAACGCCGTGTTGCTGTCTTATCCCGTGACATTTTGGACCAGCGTGTACGGTTATTTAGACAACTTGGTGCAAGCTATTATTACCAACACCATAAATGGTCAAGGGGTAAAAATCAACCCTATCGCCACCAGCAGTATCACCACCAGCAATGGTATTGTTACTATTACCTTAGCCTCTAGTGCAGCAAATTCATTTATACCAGGACAGTTTGTAACAGTGGCTGGGATAACACCAAGTGGATACAATGGCACATATGTAGTAACCAATGGTACGCTAAACACTGTGAGTTATGTTAACTCCACCACTGGAGCCCAAACTGTGGCGGGCACAGTGACTGGCAAGCCGGGAGTGTTATATCAACAAACAGTGAGACAGTATACCAATCTCACTTTGGCCAACGGATCTAGTGTTGCAGTAACTATTAAAAACAATATCAATACATTTTTACAAATCCTTGCTACCAGCAGCCTGCCAGCATCTGGCATTGTATCCGGTTCATCATACACCATTCTGTCCGTTGGCAACAGTAATTTCACACTTAACGGCGCTGGCAGCAACGCAGTGGGTGTGTCGTTTATAGCCAACTCCACTGCGGGCACCGGATCTGGCACAGTGTATGCTATTCCTACGCCTATCACACTGGCCAGTAATCCTACCGCCGTGACGGTGGGTACAGCCACTGGCAATTTAAACATCTCCGTTGTTTATCCTACAACCTATTTGGCCAGCTTTAGTGGTCAAATAAGTCAATACACGCTGTCGGCTACAACAGTAACTGGACTCATTGCGGTTGGGCAGATACTGCTAGGAACAGGTTTAGCGAATAACACCAGTATCACTGCTGTTAACAATGTGCAATTCACTGGCTATGTGGCTGGTAACATTCTTACAGTTGTAGGCACGCCCATTGGCACCATCACTATAGGCATGGTTATTACTTCTCCCGGCGTGACTTTTTCCAATCCAATAATTGGGTCAGGTGGTGGCAACACATGGAATGGAACATTTGGTACCACAGCGGGCAGTTCTGTTACACCTATAACATTAACTGGTGTGTGCTACACTGTGAATATAGCCCAAAGTTTGTCGTCAAGAGCCATGACCACAGGCGATGTAAACCGGGTAGCAAGAAGTACAGTCGAACTACTCAATACGGCATCCAGTTCTTCACCTCTGGGCATACAGTACATAGCCACACAGTTTGTAAACACTGCCTATCCAGTTATTAATAATAACAGTGCTATCAACACCACCAATATATTAAACACCATTGGCTCGTTATTCAATATTATAACTGGATTATTGACCAATGGCTACAACACAAGATTGCTACCCAGTTACAACGCAGCCAACAACATTACACCAGGCTATTTAGATTACATACATGCACAACAGGCCATTTTAGCCAATATATCATTTGTGTGTGCAGAAACCATAGCCTATATGAAATTGAATGCCAACACCCTTGGTTACATTAGTACACCAGCCCTTGATAGTACCTTGACAACTGGTTTAAGATACATACTGGAAGCTATCGCATATGACATCACTTATGCCAGCACCGCGGGCAGTGTTAATATTGCCAACAGTTTTTGGAACAATGGATTTAGCTCCATAAGTGGTTTAAATCTCAGTACACAGAGCTTTTACAAAGGCATGTTGTATGCCCAAAGTGTTGTTAACGCAGTAACACAGTCAACTGATGCCACTGCATGGGCCGCAAATAATACTCCAGCTCAAACCACGGTGGTGCAGGTGATCAGCAGTAGTTGGGCCAATGTGACCAACGAAGCTCCTAGAGCCGACATAACCACGCTGTGGACCTACATCAAAGATATCATATCACTTAACACTTATGGCAACTATACCACTGGAAATGGCAAATTGATATATCCCGTGCTGACTGGAGTAGATTCGGCGCTAACTGGTACCAAGCGCACAATTGACAATCAAAACTCTGCAATAGTAACTGCTACATTGTTGTACTTGGATACCACATACCGTGGTGGATTCAACTACAATGAAAGCAATCGCATTACGGAGCTTGGACGGATCATTGATGGACAGGCCATTGATCTTGTTACAGGCGGCAATTACCAAAGTGTGGCTGCTGGCAAATACTACTATCAGAATGCCAATCTCAAAGCAGTGGCACTTGGTAGTCAGTACATACAAACCTATGACAGCATAAAGTTTGCTAGAGATCTTGCGCTGCAGGTACTAAATCAGGTGACTGCCACCCGCTTTCAGCAAACCTACCAGCAGGTAAGCAATGCCACTATCAGCAGTCAATCCACCAACACCATTACTGCCACAGCTGCGGGCACCACAGTGTCACTGGGCTCAACGGCCAGCTACAAACAAGGCACTGCCATAAAGACAGGCAATATTAGCACTATTGGAGGATTAGCATCCAACACCGTTTATTATGTGACACAATTCACAAGCAGTTCGGCCACGGTAAAGTTGTCTGCCAGTTATGCCAATGCCATAGCAGGCTTGGCCATTACCTTTACGGCAGCTAGCTATGCGTCTAACAACACCATCAGCATATTGGGCAATTATAATGCTTCAACAGCCGTAACCACTTTTACTGGCAATTACAACATAGTGTTGAACATCATAAGTGGCGGTTATGGCAATGCACCTACTGCAACTTTCGGCACTGGCATATACACCATAACATTTGACAACGGCGCCACCAGTCCCAACGGGGGCAAAGGCTTTGTGGATCAAGGTGGTAATGTCACAGCAGGCGTTCAAAGTGGCATACACATAATACCAGGCAAAATATTAATTGGAAATACTTCCGGTGCTGTAGGACAAATTGTTAGCTATGTATCCGGTTTTGATATTGGTACAAATTATGACCTTGTCACAGTAAGATTAATACAGCCAGGATTCTTCCAGCAGAATGAAACCATGGATTTTGGTGAAACAGTCAGTAATCTCAATATCACAATCTGTATTGAAACTGGCGTGTATTACGAAGACTATCCTATCAAGGTTCCGCCCAATGTGACCATACAGGGAGACGACTTCCGAAGAGTGATCATTAGACCCCGAGATCGAATAAGTCAAAGCCCTTATCGCAACACTTTCTTTTATAGAGACAGTGTAATAGATGCATTGCAAGTTGGATTGATTAATTTTGGTTTTGATTATGCAACTCAAGCAGGCACCACAGCCACTTTAAGTGCTATCAACGGCGTGATAACTATTGCATTGGCCAACAATGTACAGGCACTTCAAAGTTGGGTTGGCAATGTGTTCATGGATGCCACAGGAGAAACTGGCACTGCCGGCAAAGCTGTGGTTTTGACAGTGAGTGGAAATATTATGAACTGTCAAGTGATTTATCCATTTGCCAGTATAACCACATATGCTATCGGAGCTTGGCATCTATTCAGCACCATAAATTATGGTCGCCACTACTTGACTGATCCATTAGACATTAACAGTGTTCCCTTGAACAACAAAGACATAGATGTGTTCTTGGTCAATGATGCCACAAGAGTACGACTAGTGTCAGCACAGGGTCATGGTGGATTCATGATGGTGCTGGATCCAACAGGACAAATCAAGACCAAATCCCCATATGCCCAGGAGAGTGGATGCTTCAGTGGCAGTCTAGGCACTGGAAGAAGATTTGCCGGTGGACAGTTTATCGATGGCTTTACTGGTAGATTGAGTGGTGTGGTAACTGCAATTGCAAACTTGTCAGTGAACGGCATTCTTTATTATGGAAAACAGATCACTGTGGTGGGCGGATTCAACAGCGGTCTTGATCTTCGTGCTCCCCAGGTGCCATGTGCATACTATGTGGCTGGCAATAGATATCAAATCAATGATGTGGTCAGCTACACACAAACATATGACATAAATGGTAATGTAACACAAGGTACAGCAGTATTGACTTTGGACAACAGCACACCATTTTATCTTACAGGCATCTACAACACATATTCCAGTAGCTTGACCACTAACTTGGCCACCTTGATCACATATGCAGCACAAGACATGGCCATCAAGGTCACTGCCAACTTCACCGGTTCCATAGTGGGCGTCACACTTACAGTGTCAGCAGTGGCCTCTGGTACTTTATTTGTGGGCATGTATATTACTGGACCCAATATTGTATCAGGCACCTACATCAGTGCTTACATCAGTGGCAGTGCCACTGCGTCAGGAGTGTGGTCAGTCAGTTATGGCTACGCAGTCAGCACTGGCAGTCAAAGCATGGTGGGAAATTTATACAGTAATTACAAAACCGTCGTGGGCGGCGGGTTGTATCTGCAGCCCCAAAACAGTCTGTCAAGTTTGGGCCAGTTAATGGTACAACAGGCACTACTGCAAGTGCAGTCCCAGGTATCTAATTTGTCACTGGCCACTGCAAGTAATGCATTTGCAGTAAACAACAGTTTGGGCATCATGGCCAGCATAATTACTAATGGTGTCACTAGCGCACCTGCGGCTGTGTTCCCTGGCATAACTTTAGGCAACACCACTGTTAGAAAGGCAGCCAATATCATTCAGGCCAACAAAACTTTTATTCAAGCTGAGATGGCCAGTTACATCACCGGCACCTTTCCTATCCAAAGTTATCCAGGCTACAACAGTTTGACCACACAGCAGGATGCTGGCTACTTAGTGGATGCCATGACTTATGATATCTTGTACGGAGGCAACAGCAGCACATGGGATCGCACAATCAGTTACTATACCACAAATACCAGTTTAACGGCCGCTGCATTCTCAGCCAGTATTACAGGAGTCACACTGGCCATCAGTGGTAGTATAACTCTTTCCAATGGCACTGGTAGCAGCAGCATCAGCGTGGGCTATATACTTTCAGGTATTGGAGTCGCAACTGGTACCACGATTGTGAGCGGTAGTGGCAACACTTGGACAGTTAACATAAGTCAAACAGTAAGTGCGGGTACCATTGTATATGCCGGCGCCAGTAACTATCAACTGACCAGCAACAGTTTGTATTCATCTGCATACAACAGATTGTCTACTGTGTTAAACCAACTGATAACCAATAACTTAGTCACTGCCAGTGCTGGCAATCCTTATACCCAAGTAACCACATTGCCCACATCAGCGGACGCTGTATTTGTTGGTAGCATTTCAGGCCTTACTCTTACAGTTAGCAGTGTGACTTCAGGCACCATAGCGACTAATCAGGTTATTGTGGGCAGTGGAATAGCAACCAATACCTATATTGTGAGTGGAAGCGGAACCACTTGGACCGTGAGTGGATCCAGTCAAACAGTGGGTGCAGGCACAGTGATAAGTGGAACCACAGTGGGCTACAAGATCAGTAACGGTACCACAGGTAGCACAGCTGGTTTAGTGGACTTTTTAATTGGTTATGTGGCTAATCCCAAGACCTATAGCTTGCCCAATAGACTAAATCCCACCATTTCCAATAGCGACTTTACCACCATTACCAATGCCATAGGACCCATACAAACCTCCACTCTCAGTGTTTTGAACAGCGGCGCCAATTTGACCATTAATATTGAGATGGGCGGCAACAAAAGCATGTTGGCAAATGACTTCACAAATGTCAACGACTTGGGTTACGGCATATTTGCCACCAATTCTGGATTGACTGAACAGGTCAGTACGTTTACCTATTACTGTTATACTGCCTACTGGGCATTGAATGGAGGGCAGATACGCAGTGTGGCTGGTTCAAATGCCAACGGCCAGTACGGACTTCGTGCCAGTGGTTATGACTTGACGGAATTACCAAATCAAGTGAGCATGGCCTATGACATGGTAGCTACCGCACATGTGTACAAGCAGGGTGTGTATATCAACAAAATGTTGGTTGGTGGTTTAAATGTGTACATTTCCAATTACCAATACATACCACAAAACACCAGCGAACTGGAAATTGATCACACAGCTGCGGGTGGCACCATAACAAGATATCAGATTGCCATCGTAAGCCACACCGATGTGTACTACAACGGACAGAATGTATTAAACATCACGTTGGCATCAAACGGAAATGACGCCACTGCCACAGGCGGATTGACTTCGGCCCTTTATAATGGCCAGATCATGATCATACGAGTGTTGCAGAATTTTAAACTGCTCAACATTGCCAATGTTAAACCAGTTAGACCTAGTACAGCACTGCAATTCACAAACGATCTTAGCGACATCTATCGCATCATTAACTACAACTTGACTGAATCCACCGGGGAGCCGTTTAGTTTAACCAGTGGCACTGCCGTACTGGCCGTGGATGCAGGTTTCAATTTTTACAAGTTGGCAGTTGATAATGTCAATGTCTTTGCAGGTGATCCAGTGAACACCGCTGCTGTGGCATTGGTATGCAATGTGTTGGCATTGCCAGGGGGCTCTTTATACACAGGTCAGGGCAACAGCACTGCTAGTACTTCCCTCTATGTGACCAATGTTTCAGGTATCATTAGTGCTGGACAGATCGTGAGTGGAATTGGATTCGGCAATCAAACTGTGACTTTGGTTACGCCGCCCACCACCCTTTACACATTGTCCGCATCTCAACTGACTAATGTTAACAGCGCTGGTTTGTTCACTGTAACTGGGGGAGTGGGCTCAGCGGTAGTGGGCTCAAGAATAGTAATCACTGGCACACAAGCTGGTTCAACGGCACAACTGACTCCAGGCAGTTACTATATCATAAGCACAAACAATTCCACATCACTGACCCTAAGTAGTAGTATTGGTGGCACTGCCTATGTGCCCGCAGTGCAGGGCAGTATGCTTGGACACAACTACACATTTACAGCAGACTCGGGCATATATGTATTGACTCTGAGCGATCGGCCCAGCTCTACTCCTGTAGGGCCAGTGGGTTTCAGTGTAAAATCGCAAGGTGCCACTGTAGGCGACAATCGAGTGGCCATAACCGCAATCAGCAGTGTAAACCAAATAAATCAACTGAACAAGGGCATATGGATTTTTGCTTGGTATGGTAGAACACACAGGGTAATAAGTTACACCCCACCAACTTTCATAGCCACTGGCTTCTTTGGCACTGGTTCGACCAGCACCACAACATTGACTGTGATAGGCGTTGTGGGCACTATCAAGCAGGGACAGTTGGTGACAGGTGCTGGGTTCAACGGCACACAATATGTGGCGCTTACTCCAACAATTACCTCAGTGGGAGGCAGCATAAATGCGTCTATAACACTATCCGGTGTGCCTAGTGGACAACCCAGCGGCACCATAGTATTTGGTTCAGTTACAAATAGCTATGTGACCATTGATCCCAATCCCTTGTACAACAACAGTGCCATTGGCACCACAGTGAATGCTTTCCAATTTGCAGGGCAATCCACCGTGAAAGACAGCATTGGCGGCGTGGTTGGCAAGATAATGACCTTTAATATACCTTACACTGCCAACAGTACAGCATTTAATAATTCAATTCTGCCACCCGTGGACAGCACATTGAATCTGGTTGGCAATGCAAACACAGGCTACAATTCCAGTGTGCAGGTATCTGGCATTACAAATCAAACTACCATCACTGTGACCAGCGTGACCAATTTGGCAGTTGGCATGGTGGTTACCACCAGCACAACTGGCGCAGTTATTGCCAGCAATACAATTATACAAAGTGTTAATACAACTGCCAACTCCATTACCGTGTCACCAGCATGCTGGATACCCACAGGCACAGTACTGAATTGCATTTCTACCACGGCTACAGTGCTGGCACTCAACCCTTATCTCAGTGTGGGCTCTGGATACTCATTGGGTCTGAACAACAATCCCTTGGTTGTATTCACTGATCCCAATCCTTTGTCTATACCCATAAGACAGGCCACTGCAATAACCACTGTAAACAGCAATGGCACTGTTAATATCACCATTACCGATGTGGGTCTTGGTTACACCGTGGCTCCTACTGTGACTTTCAGAGCTGGCTCGGGTGCTTTGGCAGGCACCGGAAGTTTAGTCTCTGCTCCCATAGTGAGTCTCTCCGCAGGCGCCATATCAACAACCGCCATAACAGGCATTATCAGCACACAGGCACAACTGCTTTATCTGACAGATCCTGGCACCAACGGCACAGTTTCAACCACAACCAATTCCAGTGCGGCACTGTCTGCTTCAAGTATTGACAGTTCTGGAGTGTTGACAGTGGGCACCATCAGTAGCGGCACTATATTGGCTGGCATGATGTTGTCTGGCACAGGTCTGGCACAGAGTTTGACAGCTCCCATCATGGCTATAAAAAATAACTTGGGTTCGAGTGTGACATTGACAATTCCCACCCTGGCGACAAATCCTTTTTATCTTGGACAGATCATAAATGTCACAGGTTTGACCCCAGCTGGCCTAAATGGTTACTATGCACTGTCTGGTAGCAGTGCCACCACATTCAGTGCTTCCACTGGATTGATCAGCGGTACCACTATGACCTTGAATGGCACATTGACTGATGCCGCAAATATCACAGTGGGTGCCACAGTAACCAATGCCAACATATTGTCTGGCACATACATCACTGCCATCAATACAGCCACTTTTGTGGGCACTCTGGGGTCCACGGCCTTGACAGGTTCCTTCAGTATCACCAATGCCTCAGGAGCTTTCTCGTTGTCAAGTGTGCCCAGTGTGCCACTGGCCGTGGGTCAGCAGATAACCATATCCACCACAGGCAGCCTTGCCACAACAACTAATCTCAGCACAGTGTCTGCCACATCAATTGCAGGTGATTTCTCAGTGGCCACTAGCACATTGACCGTGGGACAAAGTGTTATCATCAGCGGCACGGCTCAAGCGGTGGCATATGGCAACACATTCAGCTTGGGTTCCAATGGCACATTCACATTGAGCGTTGGTGCCACTGTGACACTGCTGGCAGGACAACCTGTAACCCTTACTGGTTCGTTCCTTGGTGGCGCATCCATAACAGGTTTTGTCAGTCCACAAACCTACTTTATTATAGGCAGCCCAAGCCAAACTGTGTTCCAAATCAGCGCCACTCGAGGTGGCTCAGCTGTGGTGGGAAACTCGGGAACTGGCAATCAAACCAGTTTGACCATCAGCTTTGCGGCCATGAGCATTACTGGGTACAGTCCCGGTAGCACATATTACATAGGTACTGGCGGTACCACATCATTCAGTTTGGTCAGTACCTTTGGAGGCACAGCCATTGCCAACACCGTGGGTCACACCACTGGTTTGCTTTTCACTGTGCAACCAGCCAGTATAAGTGGCTATACCACACCCACAACCTATCTCATAGCCACGGTGCCTACCACCCAGACATTTACGCTCCAAACTCTGACCAGTTCGGGTATAAGCACAATCGTGGGCACTCTAAGCGGCCTCACATTCACTCAGTTGACCAACACCCTTTCTGTAGCTTCAGTCAGTAGCTCCACACGGCTCAGTATTGGCATGGTTATCACTGGCACTGGTGTGACCAGTGGCACCTATATCACAGCATTCAATAGTGCCAGCGGTTCAGCAGGCACCTATACCCTGAATCAATTTGCCACAGGCACTCCTACTACAGGCACCAGTTATACAATTAACCAAAGCCAAACTGCCGCCAGCGCAGGCATAAACGGCAGTGTGACCACAGTGAATTATGCCAATACAACCAACAGTGTTGTGGGATTTGTATCGGGTGCCGGCAGTTTGGTCAGTAACACCTATACATATATCAGCAGCCTGATCAGTGGTGGAGGAGGCAATGGATCCACTTGGCAAACAGCCACTGTGAATGGTTCTAACTATGCTGTGCCATCCACTGCCATTACAGCCACAGCTAATCTTTTGACAGTAAGCACCACGACTAATTTGATTGTGGGCAATGCTGTAACATTTGGCGGTAATGTTACACTGGGCGGACTTGTTGGCACAGCCACTTATTACATTCTTAGCCTGGCCAACAGCACTGTTACAATCGGTGCCGCTCCAGCCGGCGCACCCACCACAGTAACTTCAACTTCAGTTACCAGTGGTCAGAGCATGACTTTCAACAGCGCCAGTTTTGTGTCTGGAACCACTGTGGGTATTTTGGGCTCCAGTACCCCTGTGGTCACTTCGGTAATTGCTCAAGGCATAACAACTTACAGTGTGGCATTTACCATAACCTCTAGCCTGAGCGTGGTGAACGGTGCCTACTACTTGATTGCAGGCAATACCAACAACTTGTACAATGGTTGGTTTCCCACCACAACTGCTACTGGCACTGTGGCAGCCAACGGCACAATAACGCTAACCTATCAGTACAGCCCCAACGCCAACAGCAACACTTGGGGCAATACCACTGGCAGTACCATAACCTCTAATTCAATCACCGCTACCAGCAGCCTGCTGGGCTTGGCAAAACCATTTTCAACTGCCACCAGTACCACCGTGAGGGCTGGTTATGCTGCAGGAGCAGGTGCTCAGATCACTGTGCGTATCAGCACATGTCGCGCTACTGGTCATGATTTCTTGGACATTGGCACTGGTGGATATGACACTACCAATTATCCCAACCAGATTTATGGAAGCCCCCTGTTGCCAGCCACAGCAGCAAATGCCGTGGTGGAAGAAGGTGTGGGTCGCGTGTTCCATGTGAGCACCGATCAAAACGGCGTGTTCCGTGTGGGCAGATATTTCAATGTGGATCAAGGCACTGGCACTGTGACATTCTCGGCCAACATAGCAATTTCAAATTTAGATGGATTGGGATTCAAGAAGGGTGTTGTGGTCAGCGAATTCTCCATTGACCAAACCATGCAGGCCAATGCTCCTGAAAAGGTGCCAGTTGAAAGTGCAGTGCGTGGCTACATTGACCTTAGACTGGGCCTGGATGCCAGTAGCAATCCTGTGGCTGCTGGCTCGGTGATTGGCCCGGGCTACATGCCATTAAATGGTGGATTGGCCATGAAGCGGCCAATGAACTTGGGCAACAACTATATTCAAAACTTGACCATGCCTGGTTTTACAACTGGTGATTTATTCGCAGCCAACAAGGGTTATGTTGATGTCAAGACAGCTGGTGGAAACAGCTTGTTCAAACTGCTGGATATCGGCATTGGCGCATCAGCCACTTTTTACAGTCTCAGCAGTAGAACTCTCACAGTGACAGGAGTGCAGGGACTACTGCTGTTGGGCATGGTGCCCTATTTGAGCAGTTATTTTACAAATAACAACTACATTACCAACATCACAGTCAGCGACATATACACTGTGTTGACATTGAACACAGCTCCGGCCACTAGTCCAACTGGCACTCCTACTATCACATTCAATAATCTAGTTGCAGGCGACCTATTGGCCTATGACACTGTGCAGTCCGTTTGGAAAAACTTGAATTTGCCCACTGGTGATGTGAATATCACCTACAACGCCACAACCAGTGCGGGCGGCACACTCACAGCCACCATACAGGCCAACAGGATTGTGGACAGCATGGTTAATTCCAGTGCGGCCATATCTCAAAGCAAATTGAACCTGCAGGCCGCTGGCAGTTTGGCGTCAGCTCCTTCTGTGTTTACTCAAAGCAGTCTGGGGCTGTCAGCTTACAACAACAAGGTGTTTAGTACCAGCAATGGGTGGGTGGATTTGGTCAGCAGCGTCAGCACGACCACCGGCATACTGTACGGCAAGCTACAATTCATGAGCCCCAACACTGTGATAGGCAACAAAACAATCAGTGCTGCGGCGCCAACTGAATTGGCATTCAGCGATATAGTTACTGGTGGCGGAGGTGTGTTCAGTGCCAATTTTACAGGTGCAGGCGTGTTTACACAAACTGCTCAAGGCACTAATTACAGCATTACCTCAGTTACAACCGCTCATGGCAACAGCAGCCTTATCAAAAGTGACGCAAATGGTTTGATTGATGTGGTAGGGATCAAGATAGTAGGACTTCCTGTTATCAGTCTCAATCCTGACCTTGTAACACTGCAATTCAACACCCCGTCCACTGGGTTGAGCTCGCCTGTAAATTTCTTGACAGCCGCTGGAACCACGGTCAGCAACACCATATCAACTTTTACAGGAACCATTGACATTGCTACTACCAACGGCACTCTTCTGACCAGAAGTCTCAAGACCAATGCCACTGACCCACTGGTGACTGGCAGTGTGGCGGGAGCTTGGAGTTTTGCCGGCAACAGTGTGTGGGACGTGTCAGCAGCCACATTGAAGAGCAACAGCTTGACTGGTGTCAACACAACCAGCGTGGCTCCGGCCAAAATCACTGGCTATTGGGCCTTGGCTAGTAGCAGCACTCTAGACACATCTGCTGGCACCCTGTATGCTTTGAGTCTTACCAGCGGGATAGGCACTGGTAGTATCAAGGGCACTTGGAACTTGGACACAGGTGCAGTGTTGGATCAGAGTGCGGGAAGCATCAAGCAATCGGTGCTGACCACCGGTGCCACTGCCACTGCTGGAACAGTGACTGGCACGTGGACTGTGAATGCCAGCAGCAGCTTTACGGCCACGTCAGTACAAGGGCAGGCCAACAGTGCCACCATTGCAGCTACAGCTGCCAACACAGCCAGCACCATAGTTCAAAGAGATTCCAGTGGCAATTTCACAGCCAATAGTATTACTGCGTCACTGAATGGCAATGCGTTAACTGCCAGCACTATTGCTAGTCAAGCCAACAGTGCCACAATTGCAGCCAGCAGCACCAATACAGCCAGCACCATAGTTCAAAGAAATTCTAGCAACAACACTGAATTGAATGCCTTGTATGCCAAGAGCCTGATAGCTGGCACCATTGCCAGCAACAGTGGTGCCACAACTGGACAGATTCAGGGCACTTGGACCTTGACTGGTAGCGGTAGTCAACTGCAAGCCACTTACAGTGACTTGGCTGAGTGGTACACCAGTGATGAAGAATACGAGCCTGGTACAGTGTTGGTGTTTGGAGGTGTTGCTGAAACTACTACCACTGCGCAAATTAACGATACTAGATGTGCTGGTGTGGTAACAACTGACCCAGCGTACACCATGAATCATGACTTGGTGGGCACAAAAGTTTGTATTGCCTTGGTAGGTCGTGTGCCATGCAAGGTGGTAGGTCGTGTTAAAAAAGGCGACATGCTGACCACAAGTGCAACACCAGGATATGCTGTGCGAGCAAGTGCTCCAACACTGGGTGCTGTTATTGGTAAGGCATTGGAAGACAAGGACTCGGGCGAAGCTGGAGTAATTGAAATTGCTGTGGGGAGAGCATAATGAGTAAATTGACTATCAATGTTGGTAAGGCGGCAAACGACAAAACAGGAGACACATTGCGTGTTGCATTTAGCAAAATAAATCAAAATTTTACTGAACTGTTTGCAACTGACACTAGTACAAAGTACCACTTGGGTGATGATGAACAGTTTGTTAACATTGAGCTGGACGGCGAAGGTGTACCAACTGGCGGTATTACTATCCAAAGCGGATTTGATACTAGTATGCCGGTGTATATCAAAGGTGCAAACGCCATGCGAAATGGTGTCGGCGGCAATGTGATCATTGAAGCTGGTGCTCCTCCCTTAGCGGCGGGATTGATACAGGACGGTGGACCATATGCGGGCACAGTTGGCGACATTGAAATGGCCGCTAATCAAGTGACTATTGAAACACTAGGCGGTGTTACAACATTTACGTCAGGTAACGGAACTCCTTATGTTACATTTCCTGTAGCTAACGGATCACAACTTGGAATACAAGGCAGTGAGATTGATTCAAAGCCTGGATCAGATGGGTTGACGTTAAATGCATATGACGGTAGTATTTTTCTAGCAACACACACTGACCAATCTCCGGTACAACAATGGGAATTTGATAGAAGTGGAACTATCAATACACCATTGCTGTTGCCCAGAGCATTCACCGCAGTATTGGATGAGGCTCACAGAACAGTGGGTTCAGGATCGTATACAGGACCTGCTTGGGCGTTTCATCTAGAGTGGCAATGTAGTCAAAATGGTCAAGTTGTACTGATGGCAGACAATCCATTGCCCAGTCTAGTTGCTGGTTACGCCAACGGTCAAACATTTGAATTTACAGAAGCAGACCATGGCATTCCTGGCTACACACTTACTATAGTATTGAGAGATGTCGATCACAACCCAGCGGGGTACACTGCTAATCTTAGTTTTAGTCCACCACCAGCGTATCCTCCAACCATAGCATCATCTGGTGCTATCAAACTTGCTTCTAATGGCAATAGTTGGTACTTTGGCACAGATGGTGTGTTAACATTACCTGCAGGTGGCACAGTTTCATACACTCCTGCAACATCTACGGATTGGTCGGGTACAGCACCTACAACAATACAAGAAGCCATAGACAGATTAGCAGCAGCATTTAAGATATTGAACAGCGGTACCGGAGCATAATGTGTCTAACTTAACGGAGCGAATATGAAAACAGCAGGCGTAAATTTATCAACAATCGATGTATCGGGGATCTTTAATCCTAAATTTCTAGGAAAGTATCGTTGGCTACCAGATACTCCTGATCCAAGAGATCACATGTATCAACTGCAACCAGTTGCATTAGCTGCAAGAGTTGACCTGCGAAACTATGCCAGTGCCATTGAAGAACAGGGACAAATAGGATCATGTACTGGCAATGCCATTGCGGGGCTGATTGAACTGATTGACCGTAAGAAAAGCAACAAGGCCCTAGATGTAAGTCGCTTGTTTATCTACTATGAAGAGCGTGTGTTGGAAGGTTCAGTGCGATTTGATGCTGGTGCATACATACGCGATGGCATCAAGGTGTGCTATACCAAAGGTGCCCCTGTAGAAAGCCTATGGCCATATGTCACAAACAAATTTGCCACCAAACCCACGACTGCCGCTTACAACGATGCACTAAAGCGTAAAGTAACTGGCTACCAACGCTGTGCTGATTTTGCTGCTGTGAAAAATGCCTTGGCCGCTGGCAATCCAGTTGTAGTGGGATTCACAGTTTACGAAAGTTTTGAAGGCACCGTCAACAACACCACTGGCATGATGCCTTATCCAGATGTTAATACTGAACAAGTGTTGGGTGGACATGCTGTGGCCATTGTGGGCTATGACGATAACATGCCAGTGGCAGGCCGAGCCAACGGTAGATTCATATGCCGTAACAGTTGGGGCACTGGTTGGGGGGATCGTGGTTACTTTTACATGCCTTACGATGTGATCAAAAATACACAAATGAGCAATGATTTTTGGCTTATCAGTGCGGTTACCAACCCTTAATGTTAGAGATAAGCGATCATATGAAAATTATTTTAACTACTTTATTATTCACACACCTGACCATTGTCAGTGTTACACTATACCTACATCGCTGTCAAGCACATCGAGGTGTAGAATTCCATCCTGTAATCTCCCATTTTTTCAGATTATGGTTATGGTTAACAACCGGAATGACTACAAAAGCGTGGGTGGCAGTTCATCGCAAGCATCATCAAAATACAGATGTTGAAGGTGATCCACATAGTCCTCACATGTTTGGTATAAAACGTTTACTACTGGGTGGGTGGAGTTTATACCACAAAGCCACCAAAGATCCCAACATGGTTATCAAATACGGCATGGGTACCCCCAAAGACCGTGTAGAAAAGTTCTATACTAAATATCACCGCCACGGCATTCTTGTAATGCTGGTCATAGACCTATTGTTATTTGGGCTGTGGGGTTTTTTAGTATGGGGCGTACAAATGATATGGATCCCGTTTTGGGCTGCTGGCTTCATTAACGGCATTGGTCACTGGTGGGGCTATCGCAACGGGGATACTAGAGATCACAGTCGTAATGTAACACCGATTGGTATACTTATAGGCGGTGAAGAACTACACAACAATCATCATTTGAATCCGGCAAGTCCTAAATTTAGTAGTAAATGGTTCGAATTTGACATTGGATGGTTCTATATATGCATATTGAATGCGCTGGGACTAGCTAAATCTAAAACCAGCTAAATATACTAAACGGAGCATTTCATGACCATACAACAGGTAAATCTAGGCACCTATGCCAACGACGGCACGGGTGACGACTTGCGCACTGCCTTTGACAAAGTAAACAAAAACTTTGTGGAATTGTATGGCAGCAGTGGCATTGTTAACGGAGTCAATCTAGGCCCGGGTGCTGGCCTATTCAAGGACAAAAATGGTGTAAATCTTGAATTCAGGACCTTGACCAGTGATGCCAGTATCACTATAACCACGGGTGACAGTGCTGTTAATTTGGTAGCCAATACCAATTTGGCCAATGATCCCATGCCCACTCTCACGCACAATCTCAATCTCAATGGCCATATCATTGGCGAGTACAACGGAGTAGTAGGGTCGCAAGTTCAAACACGCATATGGAACTATGACATACAACTGTTGGCCAGCCAGCTGGAACTGTTGACCAAAACAGTCAATGTGGATTTTGGCTCTTTTGTTAGTCCCACACCAACATCTTGGCCTACAGATTTTGGTTCCGCCTATTCATTCATAGCCCCCCCAGACAACAAACTGGATTTTGGCAAATTGGTGTAATATGGCTGTGAATATCTGGACTCAACCTTCCGGAACAAATCTTGGCACGCTAGCTGGCGAAGTGTCAGTAGTTATACCTTTGCCCCTTTTAGGCACAGCCACACTCGCAATTATTTCAGGCAGTTTGCCCAAGGGCCTGTTTTTAAAAGGTGTCAACATAGTGGGCAGTCCATTTACTGTGGCCAATAACAATGCATATGAATTCTGTATCAGGGCCACTCGAGACTCGCAGATCAGTGATAGAACATTTAAACTCAGCGTGATTAATCCAAATTTTCCCGTGTTTAATCAGCCAGCTGGTTTATTGGACATCGGACCTGCACATCAAATGTATGTGCTGGATGGCACTTATGTGAACTATCAAATACAGGTCACTGAACTCAACGCTGAAGGTCGCACACTGAAATTCAGTATTGACAATCGCGGCGGCAACCTACCACCCGGACTTGTTCTCAGTGACAGCGGCATCATATCAGGCTATGTGTTGCCCACTCCCAGCATTGTGCCCACAGATGGCAGTGGTGCTTATGACAAGAGTATATTTGACAACAAAGGCTACGACTATGCCAGTGTGCCCACTAACGGCTACAGCGACTATAGTTATGACAGCATTACATTTGATTACAGTGTGCCCACCCAACAGCAAATCACCCTAAATGTGAACTATCAATTCAGAGTAACTGTGACTGACGGATTCAATATCGCTCAGCGAGTATTCAGAATATTTGTTGTGGGCAATGACGAGTTTAGGGCTGACAGTACCACATTCAACGGCTTGGCTGATCAGTTTAGTGCTGATGCCAGTTACATTAGACAACCAGTATGGATAACTGATTCCAACTTGGGCACATTTAGAGCCAATAATTATCTCACAGTGCCCATTGCTTTGTATGATCCGTTAGATGTGCTATTTAGACTGGAAACCACCAATCAAGAAATTTATGCACAAACACTGGCAGTAACTAATCAAGACAATGTTGGCAATAGCAACTATCTCACTATCACAAATCTAAAGATCAAGACACAGGGCACTGTGCTGGCAGCTGGGCTTTATATTAATTTTGAATACTACTTGGATGGTGCAGACGGCACAACTTATCTAATTGCCGCTGTGAGCGATCTAGGGTCGGGCACATATAGATTGACATTGGCCACAGCCTTAACACAAAGCCTACCCAATGCCACAGCATTTTATATCGGCACAAAGTCCCTAACTCCAACCGGCACCCAGTTTGATCCAGCTACAGGTGACATATACGGCGTTATTCCCTACGCGCCAACATTGACTAAAAATTATCAGTTCACTATCACGGCCAGTAGGACTGGCAACAAAGGCGATGTTGTAGCCAGCAGTAGAACTTTTGCCATTACCATAATAGGCGATATCAACAGCATAATCACATGGCAAACACCCGCCAATCTAGGCACAGTGGATGCCAACTACAACACCACCTTGACTTTGCTGGCCACTAGCAATATCCCCGACAGTGTGGTCATATACACCATGTCAGACGGTGAAACAACCAGAATGGCCAAATTGGGATTGAGTCTAAATGCTGACGGTGAAATTATTGGCAAGATCAATCAATTTCACAATCCCACCACTGGTAAATTGGGATTGATTACCTACGATGCATTTACCTCGCATTTGGGCGCTAGCACAGTCATAAACGATCCTGCTAGTACAGCCAGTGGGACGCAAACCTTATTTGATAAAAGCACAACTACATTTGATAGATCATTTGTGTTCTCAGTAACCGCTAGTGATCAATACTACTACAATCAAGTGGATAGAAAATTCGTCATATCTATCTCTACTCCGAACATCGTGAACTACAGCAACATTGTGGCAAAACCATTTCTTATTGCCAGTCAAAGAAGCAAATTCAACAGTTTCATTAATAATCCCAACATATTCACGCCCGCAAGCATATACAGAAGCAACGATCCTCAATTTGGCATTCAGACCCAGTTGCAGATGCTGATATATGCTGGTATAGAAACTAGGGAAGCAGCTGTGTATATTAGTGCTATAGGACTCAACAACAAGCGAAAGAGATTTCTATTTGGCAGTTTGAAAAAAGCAGTGGCCGTTGATCCCGTGAGCGGCAATAGTGTGTACGAGGCCATATACATACAGATGCTGGATGCCATGGAACCTAACGGCAAACACTTGCCACGCAAGGTGCTGTTGCCCAGCTTGGATCCCAACCTAATCACAGCGGATGAAACATATCTAACGGATCAGCCTCTCAGCAGTTTGACCGTGGACAGTTCGGGTTATCAAGCTGGCAATTCCCATATAGACACATATTTCCCCAACAGCATCTCTAATTGGCGCACTAGCATTGAAACTTGGACTGATGGTGCAGGTCAAGGGCTAGCTAGTGAGCGCAACTATTTGCCATTGTGGATGCGCAGCATACCCACAGGGTCTAAGAATCAACTGGATTATGTTTTGGCCATTCCCCTTTGTTTTGCCAAAGCGGGTCAGGGCAATGACATAATAAGAAACATAAACAACAGCGGATTTGAATTTGCACAAATCAATTATGAAATAGATCGCTACATAATTAATCAAGTGACTGGTTATTACGCTGATAAATACCTTGTATTCAAGGACAACAGGATAACACTATGAGCAATATTAATTACACCGCAATCATAACCACTTATCCAGTGGTAGGCGTGGACAACGACAGTCAGGGATTTAGAGACAACTTCACTGCCACTGCCAATGGCCTGCAAACAGCTAAAACTGAAATTACTGCTTTGCAGACCAATGGCATATTTTCATCCAGTTTAACAGCGGCAACTCCTACTCCCATCGTGAACAACCTTTTGCAGAGTGTGATTACAAATGGCAGTTATTTACAATTCAGTGGAATCTACAACAGCATAACCACTCCTACAGCAGGCAATGCACAGGTAAACCTTAATAACGGACCGGTGCAAAAATTCACAGTAAGTGCAAATACCATTTTTAGTTTTGTTAATTGGCCCGTAGCAGCCAGCAGTTTGGGTTATACTGGATTATACAGCACAATGCGTTTGGTACTGGTTGGAGATCAGCGTAATGCCATATCCAATGCAGGTGCAGCATACACTGTGGGTTACAACAACAGCGCAGGCACAGTAAAAACAGCCACTGGCTTCACACCCATAACCATAGCCGCCAACGGCAAATTTCAGATAATAGAAGTGTTCAGTTTCGATTCGGGTGCCAGCATCTTGATACGCAATGTGGGCGAATTCTGATGCATCCTCTATTATCCGATCTCAGCGAACTCAAAGACGCTGACCTTGAACAAAAGATCCAGAATCTCAGCAGAAAGTATTTCATGACACACAATGTCGAAGTGCGTCATCAAATGATCATGGTGTTGGACAGTTTGAAAACGGAATTGGACCACCGCCGTAGAAATCAGTTGACCAAAATGATGGATACCAAAGACAAAACACTTGACAATCTTGTTAAGGTCAACTAAACTATAGGCTATGCGCCTTGATCAATTTGGTAATCCCATCTTTAATTCTCTAGACATATTCAAAGTCCTTTATCAAGGCAAGCTAACCAATCTCAAAGACATCACAGTAGACTACAGCGAGGATATTGCTCAGTTGGAGCAGGCGGCTGGATACACATTTCAACGATTCAACGAACAATTAAATGCTATCACTATTGAAGATTTTGATGCAGCCATGCAAAGCGACTGGTTCATGCCCGAATCCTACAGAGATTTTGATGTAGAGTCATGGTGCTTGGATCGTTGCACCACCGAAGAACAGCGCAATCGAGTCATGGACGAAATGGATGCATTTGAAGCAAGAGGAATGATGACTCTACTACAGTGGTGCAAGCATTTTGTAGACACTTGCAATTCCAACGACATAGTATGGGGTGTGGGCAGAGGATCCAGCGTGGCCAGTTTTGTGTTGTTCTTGCTGGGTGTGCATCAAATTGATAGTGTGAAATATAATTTAGACTGGCAGGAATTCCTGAGATAAGTAGTATCATATAAAGGAGATCGCAATGAAAGAACAACCTCGTCAGATTTATAGAACAGCTCGTGGCAAAGAAGTTGACATGGGCAGATTGGTACAGCAAAATGAATTGGCTATTGCAGTGGGCAATGCCAATGTAAATGCTCGTGGTGACAAATTAGGACCAGGCGGCAAAATCATCCAACCAGCCAAATCAGAAGGACAGAAATGAACAAAGTTACTGGCAAACTGATACCAATCCGTGACAATGTGTTAGTCACTGACATGGATTTTGGCGAACAAACCACAGCTGGCGGCCTTGTTATCTTGAGCGATGACGGCAAAAGTGAAGGTGTCAAAAGTCGTTGGAGTCGTGTTTGGGCTGTTGGCCCCCAACAGCAAGATGTGAAGGTGGGTGAATGGATCCTGCTGGAACACGGTCGTTGGACACGAGGTGTCACTGTGGTACAAGACGATGGTACAGAGATCACAATTCGTCGCGCTGATCTCAAAGCCATCCTTATGGTTGCTGAAGAAAAACCAAATCAAATCATATACGGTAATCACAGCACAGTGACCCATGCCACAGTGGATCCGGCCTCTTTTGCCTCGCAAAGTTTTCAACAGTAATCAATTGAACATCGGGCCTATAGACAAGGCCCGTTTTCACCTGTACAATTAACTTTTACACTTGGGGAATAGAATGAAACCATTATGGGTCGAAAAATATCGTCCTGACACACTGGAAGGATATGTGTTCAAGGATAATAATCAAAAAAATCTTATCGAAAGTTGGATCAAAGAAGGCAGTATTCCGCATTTATTATTCAGCGGCAATGCGGGTGTTGGTAAAACAACCCTTGCCAAAATCCTAATCAATGCATTAGGGGTGCAAGATACCGATGTGCTGTACAGCAATGGATCAAAAGAAGCTAGAAAAGTAGAATGGGTTGACAAGCTGATTGGATTTTGCCAGACCATGCCATTCGGCGATTTCAAGATTGTGTTGATTGACGAAGCTGACTTCATGAATCCCAACAGTGTACAACCCGCCCTGCGTAACTTGATGGAAGACTATACTAACAGTGTGCGATTTATTTTAACTTGCAACTATCCCAACAAGATCCTGCCCGCAATCCATAGCCGTTGTCAAAAGATGGCCATTGAAAAGACTGACTTGACTGAGTTTACAGCTAGAGTTGCCACAATACTTGTGGAGGAAAATGTTGAGTTTGATCTTGATACCCTAGATACCTATGTCAAAGCCACATATCCAGACCTGCGAAAGACCATTAACAACTTGGAAATGCACAGCATGTCAGGCTCGTTGCTCAGGGCAGACAGTGTGGATTCCAGTTCGGACTACAGACTTCAAATGGTGGACTTATTCAAGAATGGTGAAATAACCAAGGCAAGAAAACTGCTGTGTAGTCAGGCTCTTCCTGAAGAAATGGACGGAATTTTCCGTTGGTTGTACGATAATAGTGAATTATTTGCAGATCCAGACAAGGCCATACTTATTATCAAGCAGGGCCTTGCTGATCATGCTCTGGTAAGCGACCCGGAAATCAACCTTGCCGCTACCTTGATACGATTGAGTCATTTGTAATACACAGGGCACCATGCCCTTGTATTAATCTCCATACACTGCTAACACCTCCTTCACAGCGTTATGGCGTTCTATGTCTCTAGTATCAAATCTAACGACATCAATGTGTTCTAAATAATCTTTAGCTTCTAAAAGATTACAAAAGTCAATCAATCCGTTATCGTTCACACGGTCTGCTTGTGCCAAATCTCCTGTCACTACCATCTTGGACCCTTCTCCCAGTCGGGTCAGTAGCATTTTCATTTGATTCACTGTGGCATTTTGCATTTCGTCTGCAACTATATATGCATTTTTGAATGTGCGGCCTCGCATGTAGGCCAGTGGACTTATTTCAATCACTCCTTCCTCTAGCATTCCTGCTATTTCTTTTTTCTGGTAATATTCGCCCAAGACATCAAATATGGGTCTGGTCCAAGGTGCCATCTTTTCATTCAGGTCACCTGGCAAAAATCCCAAATCTTCATCTACGGACACGGCGGGTCTTGTTACCACGATTCTATCAACTTTACCTTCCTGAAACAGCTTGATCCCGAACTGTACAGCCAGCATGGTTTTGCCTGTGCCAGCAGGTCCAATAGCAAGGATAATGCTAGTGGTTTCTTCGTAAAGTTTTTTGAGATAAAGTTTTTGATTTGCATTACGAGCCTCGATGAGAACTCGTTGCTTTTTTGCCGGAAGATATGGCTGGAAATCAATGATATTAACTTCTGATGTAAAACGCTTTTTCACTCGTTGTTTACTCATTAAAGTTGCTCCTACTTTAAGGTTAAAATAGGACTTGCAGTGACCGCCCATGATAACTACAGAGGTCCTACAACATTATTTAACACATAGCACAAAATTTAAACTGGCATGTTATGATTTAAAACCAGCTAAATAAGTATACAAGTTTCCCAGGACGCATTATGCACCACGATATTTTAGATGTAATACGCAACATACAACAACTCTACGAGAACAATAGCAGCCTAGCTGTGTTGAAAGACATGGAGCGTGTGTTTGAGGAACTAGACATGTATGTGTACGAGAACTGGCAAGACGGCGAGTTGGCATATGGGCCCAAGGTAGATCGTCACTGGATCACAGCTGGCTTCATGTGGGAACACAACAAGATGCCTAATCCTGTAGCTGCCAAGCGGCTGACTGAGATGGGCTGCAAGGTAACTTATCAAAAAAGCCATTTGTTACAACCAAGAAAAATCCGTGTTCCAGAAGACATGCGGCCTGGTACCAAGAAAGGTCATCTAGATCGCAAGGCCATATGGATAGTAGAGGTTACTATGCCAAAAAAAATAGCATTTGACATATACAAAGGCTACATGAGCAAGATGAAAAATGAAAATCAAGCACCAGGTGGTCCCGACCAATCAACTGGACCAGCACCAGCCGCACCTTTAGCACCACCTCCAGCTGCTCCCACTGGTGGAGGAGCGCCGCCGGCGCCAGGTGGTGCAGCAGGAGCTCCTGTATGATTAACGAAAGCCTAAGGGTGGATGACCTAAGAAACTTGGTCAAGAAGGTTTTTGAAATTGACAATTACAAAAGCAAAATTGGTCGAGACGAAGATGTGGTCACCTTGAGTTTCACTGTGGAACAGGATGATGCTGCCAAGGATTTAGAAAATTTCTTTGAGATGGGTTACAGTTTTATACTGGATGCCGATTGTACTCCCGGAGAGACTGACAACGGAGACTACAAGGTATTTGTAGAAATGGAACGCAATAGGCACATTGCGGAAAATATTTATGAAATAGTAGAAGGAGTAATCAAGTTGACTGGCATGGACAGTCTTAGATTTAGATATTTTAAAAATTTCAAAAGTCATGAGGCAACACTGAAAAATTTACAAGACTTGGTGCCCAGCAACAAAGTAGACTATCAAGCAGCAGCGGAACGAAACAAAATGGACAATTTTAAAGAATTTTTTAGCCGTAGCTACGCTAACGATATCAAACTATTGGACGAATCAATTTCCTTTAAACGCCAGTACAGTGGCACCACTACATTTGACATTATAAATAGTGGCACAAAACAAGAAGTATACAACAGCATCAAGGGACCTATTGTATTGGAAGGCAAAGACATGGCGGAAGTTATGTTCTTGACCAAGACCATAGGCAACTACAACATCAATAAGATTGGCAATACATTCGTATTTGAAAACGGCTCATGGGCTGTGGCACTTAAAAGGATAGCATAATGGCAGATTTTACATTTGATTTCACAGTGAGCAAGCTGGCAGCAATGTTGCCCGGTAACCCTTATATCGATCACTGGCACGAAGCGTTGGCCAAGATTTTGCCCGACTATGATATCAACACTCCACAACGTGTGGGTGCGTTTGTGGCACAAACGGCACATGAGTCGGGTGGATACAAAGCTCTCAAAGAAAACTTGAACTATCGTGCAGAAACATTGTGCAAGGTATGGCCACGCTATTTTACACCGGACGTGGCTCAACAATACGCTCATAATCAAGAAGCCATTGCCAATCGTGCGTATGCCAATCGCATGGGCAACGGTGACGAAGCCTCAGGTGATGGATATCGCTACTGCGGACGCGGACTAATTCAGTTGACTGGCAAACAAAACTACACCAAGTTTGCAGAAAGCATTGATACTCCGGTGGAAGAAATTCCAGATTTCCTAGCTACCTTTGAAGGTGCCATACAATCAGCTTGCTGGTTCTGGGAAACCAACAACCTAAATCAGTATGCAGATTCAGGCGACATACTCACCATGACCAAAAAAATCAACGGTGGCATATTGGGTCTAACTGAGCGTCAACAGCATTACCAACATTTCATGCAAATACTACAGGCATAATCATGGTTCAGATTCAGTGGGTGTTTAGTTTGATTCCAGATGCTGTTCTCAACTGGGTGTATTGGGCCATTATAGCTGTGGGCACCACAGGCATGTTTGCTGGGTGGTTTGCTAAATTTATACCTGTATACGGAAGATATTTACA